GTCCTTGATGATGAGCCGGATCCGGACACCGAACGCGCTGTCGAGCGCCTCGGCCGCGCGCGTGCTGGCGCCCGCCGATTCGCCGGCCGTGACGATGTAGTCGTCGAGCGCCGCCTGTCCCGGTCGCAGGGCGTTGGCCAGCTTGGGTCCGGCCTGGGTGCCGAACACCTCGGCCGCCAGGCGCGCCCGCTCGCCGTCGTCGACGACCGCCGAGAGGCGGGCCAGGAATGTCTTGAGGTTCTCGCCGGGCGGCAGCTTGTCGATCGCGCCATTGAGGCCACGCTGGGCGCCCGCGGCGTCGATCCCCGAACTCGCGAACAGGTTGAGCAGCCCGATCCCGTCGTCGACGTTGAGGTTCAGCGCGCGCAGGGCCGGCGCCAGTGTCGCGAGCCCCGCCTGGTTGGCCGTGACCGAGCCGCCGTACCGCTGGTGGCTGACCACGAGCTTGTCCATCAGCCCACCGGCGTCGGCCGCCGTCAGGCCCCAGGCGTCGAGGATGTCGTCGAAGGCGAGGACCGACGCCGATGCCTCCTGCTTCGTCGCCCGGGCGAAGGAGAGGAACTGCTGGGTCACAGCCACAGCCTCGTCGCCGGTGAGCCCGAGGTCGGTATGGACCTTGGTCAGGGCGGCCCCGATCTCGTTCATCGGCGCGATGTTCCGGCGGGACATGGCGAGGATCGCGTCGCCGGCTTTCTTGGCGGCCTCCTCAGTGGCGCCCGTCTCCGCCCGGAAGTCGGCCTGCAGGCTGTCGAGCTCGGCGAGCCCCTTGGCCGCGATCGCCATGGCGCCAGCCGCCACGACGGCGACGCCCTTCAGCCCGACGCCGATGGCCTCGCCGAACAGCTTGCCGGCCCGGCTGCCGACCTTCGAGTACTCGGCCTCGATGTTCGCGCCCGACGCCCTGATCTTCGCCTCGGCCGCGGCGACACGCCGTTCCAGCTCGCTGTAGTCGGCGCCGAGGACGTAGTCGGCCCGTCCGATGGAATCTGTCACCCTAGTTCACCAGCCCCTCGGCCCGGCGAGCCCGCATGACCTCGCTGTAGGTCTGCTTCACGTCCTCGTAGGCCAGCCCGTGCTCGTCATATCGGGGGGTCTGGCCGGCCAGGATCGCGTCAAGCCGCCCGAATGGCCCGCCGGTGCTGGCCTGGACGGCGGCGCGCTCAGCCTTTGCCAGGACGATGTGCAGGGCCTGGTCGAGGTCGAGCGCGACGCGTGGCTCGGTTAGGCCCAGCAGGCTCGACGGACGCTGGCCGAACCTCTGCGCCGTTGCCGCCAGGAGCGTCGCCTGCGAGGTCGTCAGGAAACGTGCCGAGGTCATAGCCCAACCCCCCGAGCTCCGGACCGAGGGCCACTCGGCTGATCTGGACCTGATCGGCGAGCGGCAGCCGGCCGTAGCGCTCGACCGTGAGCGCCACCGGCACCCAGGCGCCCTCGTGCCACACGGCACGCACCGCGCCCGCAGCGAGCGCCATCGAGCGGCCGACCAGCTCGAAGCCCACCCGCGGGTCAGTGATCCGGTTCTCGGTGCCGCCGGACAGCACGGCTTCGACGAGCGGCTGGGGCAGCAGCCCGGTGACCAGCAGTGCGGCCATGGAGCCCGGCGCGACCCGGACACGGCGGCCGTTCGTGAGATCGAGCTCGACGAGCCCGTCGGCCTCCCAGGCATCGAGCGCGGCGTCGGCGGCAAGCGTCAGCGGGGTGTCGATCATCGGTCAGCTCGCCACGTAGGATGCCTGGCTGTTGAGCACGATTGCGGTGAGCCCCGAGCCCGCCGCCGGCTTGTAGACCTTGTGGGTCCGGGTCTCGACGATCGGCGCACCCGACGCGTTCGGGTCGTGCCCGCTCGGCTGCTGGACCTGGACGCGCGGCGCCTGCATCCGGATCGACCGCTCGGGCGTGCCCGGTCGGGTCCACTTGAAGTCGATGCCCGAGCCGCCCAGCTCGAGCACGTCGCGCGACGGTCCGGCGTTGTCGGCGGGGGCCGCGGCGCCGTACATCCAGCGCCGGTACAGGTTGAAGTCCTGGATCGTGTGCTCGCTCTCGGCCGTGATGTCCTGGACCTGCTCGACGAGGTCGAAGCCGCTGATCGCGTCGCCCTGCTGCATGGCCAGGTTGTTGTTGATCGCGACGCTGGCCCGCCGGATCTCGGCCGCCGACGCGCCCTCGTACAGCAGGGCTCCCTGTCCGTCGGCGTGGACGAACGTGGTGGCCGCCGCCTCGAACGACGCCGGCGCCTCTGCGGCGGTCTTGTGAGCGGGAGTCAGGGACATGAAGCTGGCCTCCGCGATCAGCAGGCCGCCGGCCTCCGAACGGAGGGTGAGGGAGTTGAGCTTGCAATCGCTGAACCGCTCGAAGAGTCCGGTCGCGAGCCGCCGCCAGACCGTGCACCAAGGCAGCGCCGAGGCCAGCGTGAAGGTGTGGGTCCAGGGATCGGCCACTCCGACCACCGCCTTGGCGCCCATCGCGAGGTACAGCAGCAGCCCGATCGAGACCGGACGTACTGTGAACGCGGGCGACCCGCCGCCCGAGGCCGACCCGACGAATGAGGTCTCGCGCAGGCGACCGGCCGACGTCTCCTCGACGTCGCTGACGGCCTTGGATCCAGCCATGCCGCCGCTGACCAGCCGGAGGCGCTGCGAGGACACGACCGACGGCGTGCCCTTGGCCACCTGGATCGCGATCGCGATGTCGGCGTCGTTGCCGGGGAAGCCCATCAGCCGTTACCTCCTGCGTCCGGGTGCCCCGGGCCCTTCGTGTCTTCGACCGGCTCGCTCGTGGCCGGCGTTGCGCTGCGTGTCGCCCGCGAGGCGGCCGGCCGCTTCGTCTTCGCCGGCGCCTTCGCCTCGGTCCGGGCGACCGGCAGGCTCATACCGTCGAGGATCGCGACGTCCTCGGCACTCCTGGGAGTGACGAGGCCCTTCGCGTCGGCGCGAAACTCGCGCTGCCGGCCCTCTCTGGTCGTGTACCCGAAGTGCTGGCCGGGCTCGGCACGGCGGGGCTCGAAGTCAGCCATCTGTGGACGCTCCCATCAGTCGATCAGCCGGTAGCCGGTGATGTCGATCGCGACGCCCCGGCCGTCGAGCGTTCGCGGGGCGGGCCGCTCGGCCGCCTGGATGTGGTGCCACAGGACCGTGACCTGGTTGGTCCGGACCCGCTCGAGGTACTGCGCCCGCTTCTCGTCGATGAGGGCGCTGATCTCCTCGTCGGTCGCCCGCAGCGCAGCCTCGGACGAGCGGGCGATGAACACCGCGACCACGCCGAAGTCCTGCCGGCGCGAGGGGCCCGTCTCGAACGGCACCTCGGCGAGGCGTCCGGACGGGTAGATGAAGAGCCGGCCCGGGATCCAGTCCTTCGGCTCGGCACCAGCGTGGTCCACGGACTCGTCGTCGTCCTCGAGCAGGCGGGCGAGCTCGCTGACCACCGGCAGGATCCCGACCGCCGTCACCGGCCGGCGTCCTTGATCCGCGCGAGCAGGATGGCCTGAAATCGTGCGGCCGCCGGTGCGACGGCAGGCTGGGGCGCCAGCCGGACCGCGGCGACCTTGCGCCAGCCGTCATTGGTCTGAAAGACGAGGTACGGCCCGCGTCGCGCGCGGATGTAGGCGCCCTTCTCCTTAGCCTTCGCCGAGGACAGCGGCGAGCCGACCCGTGCCTCGAGGCGGCCGGACGCGGTCTCGACCGTGTCGGTCCTCGTGATGGATCGCTCGAACGTGCCCGTGCGGCTGTGCCTGGCGGCGTTTGCCCGGGCGAGCGTGACGACGTCGTCGACGGCCGCCTCGAAGGCGTTGGCGATCGGGTCGAGGAGGCGCTCCCGGGCGTGGCTCTCGAACTTCACGAGTACGAGCTCGCCATCGGCACGGACACGAGGTAGCGGCCCGTGCGACCGGCTGCCCCGATCCGGTCCAGGTACTCGGTCATGCGCGGGGCGTAGAGGCCGAACGTCGGGTTGATCGCCGACGTCCAGCCACCGTCGCTGTCGCTGCGCGACAGGTGCCCGCTGGCCCGGTTGGACGCGGCGGCGGCGATCAGGTGGCCGTTGGCCTGGAGGTAGACCGCCTGCTCGTACGCCGCCCGCTTGACGTCGAGCAGAAGGAACGGCACGAGAGGATCGCCGACGGCGTCGGCGAGGCGCGGGAACAGCCGTGCCTGGGTCGTCAGCCAGCGCGGCCCGACCGACTTGCGGTACAGGTCGACGTCAGCCGTCGCAGCGACCAGGAGTTGCTCCTTCTCGTCGAGCGTGGCCGTGAGCCACTTCGCCCCGGCGACCGGATCGGTGGCCGCAAAGGCTTCAGCCTCGGCCACCGTCAAATACGAATTAGCCGCGGCACCTGCGACCGTCGCGTCGAGCGCCACGGCCTAGCCGAACCGCTCGATGAGCTCGTCCCTGGACAGAGAGGCCGCCTCCTCGGGACGGACGCCACGGGCTACCGCGAAGTCGCGCCACTCGGCAACCCGCGCCGTGCGGTTGGGCGCCTCGGCAGAGGCGGCCTGCTCGGCGGCGCCGCGCAGGCCCAGCTCGACCGAGCCCGGATCGGACAGCCCGAGCGGGCCCATGTTGACCTCGGCGTCGAAGGGCACGGCCTCGACCGCAGGCCCGCCGTCGACCAGCACGCGCTCAGCGAGCTCCGTCTCGGCGGTCTCCTGGCGGACAACGTCATCGACGAACACCTCGCCCGACCGGATGCCGGCCGGCCCCGAGGCGTGGATCTCCGGCGAGACCACGAGCGGCCCGTGGGGGTCGGCCTGGCCGGCGTTGGTCGGCGGCAGATAGTCCCCGGGGCGAGGGTCCACGGCAGCGTCGCGGTTCGGCGAGCCGAACGGCTGCGGCTCGCCGAAGTCGCGCGCGTCGACGGGCTTGCCGTCGAACGTCGCCACTGCTGCCGGTGGTTCGCTGGCCCGCTTGCCGATCCCGTACCCCGCGCTGCGGAAGTAGGCATCGGCGCCGGGATGGTCGGCGGGGTCGTACTCGGCGACCCCGTCCTGGAACTGGACGCCCCCGACCTCGCCCGAGTAGGCGAGGTTCGGGGCGTACACCTTGGTCTTCGACATTCAGAGCGCCTCCTCAGAGACCCGCTGCTTACGGGGCGGTGATGTCGACGGCGCGGATGACGGCCGCGGCCTTGGTCGCCTTGAGGGCGATCGCGGCGACCATCTCCACCTCGCCGGTCTTGACGGCGCCGGCCTTCGTGAAGTCGGGGAGCCACTGGCGCACCGGCGCCTGGCCGGCGAGGCTGATGCCGTGGAGCGCGTCCATGCCGAGACGGAAGGCGTAGATGTCGGTCAGGCCAGCGCCGGTGACGGGGATGACCTCGGTCGTCAGGCCCGGCTTCTCGCCCGGGTCGATGAGGGCGATGCCGTTGTAGAGCTCGATCGCCTGGCCGAACGCACCCTCAGCGCGGGTGAAGTAGCCGGCCCGGCGGGCCGAGCCACGGAGCTTCGAGATCACGCGCTTATTGGCCATGATGGCGTCGGCCTCGCCGTCGAGCTGGGCGAGCAGGATGTCGATGTCGTCCATGATCGACTGCGCCTTGGGCTCGTCGAACGTGCCGTGCCAGAGGCCCGTCACACCGAAACTGGCCCACTCGGCGGCGGTGATCTCGGTCGCCGTGCCGGTCAGTGCCTTGGACAGCCCGTCGAAGCTGTTGGCATCGACGGCCGCGTCGCCGTTGATGACCGCGTCGTTGAACAGGGCCTTGGCGGCCTTGGTCTTCTGCTCCATCTGAAACGCCGTCTCGCGGCCGGCCGCGATGGCGTCGAGGACGCGGTCGATCTGGAAGGAGCCGCCGAAGGGCTTGGGCGAGACGGTGATCTGGACCTTCGTCGCCTCCTGCGGCGTGTACTCCGCGTTGATCGCGCGGAAGGCGGCGGTCGGCTGGGTGACGAGCCGCTGGTAGCCGTAGACGAGCGTGGAGCCGCCTCCCGGTGACACGACGTCGTCGAACGTGATGTTGTCGAACAGCCACGAGCTCTTGCGGAACTCGTCGATGACCAGACGATCGATGTCGTCCCCGGCGTTCAGTGACGCCTGGGCGAGTGTGACCGGCACGGGTTTGCCTCCTCTAGGCCTGCGCGCCGAGCCTCGCGGTTATCGCGTCGGAGAGGTTCTTGGGCCGGTCCGGTGGAGGCGTGCCCTGGGCGCCCCGAGTCGGCTGTCCGGTCGGCTTGGCCGAGATGAACAGGTTCGGGTAGTCCTTGGTAAACGTCTCGATCGTCCTGTCGAGGTCGGCCACGCGGCCCTCCTCGTCGACCTTCAGAGCCGCAAACTCCGGCGCGTTCGCCGCGAGGTTCAGCTGCTTGTCGTCCGTAAGTCCCTTCGCCCGAAGCGCTGAGCGCACCTCGGTCGTCCGGATCCGCCCTGCCCAGTACTCGTCGCGCTCTTTGGCTGCCGCGGCCTTGAGGGAGGCGTCGCGCTTCTCGTCATCGGTCGCGTGCGTGGCCTGGAGCTCGGCGAGCGCCTTCTCGGCCCGGGAGGCGCGGTCGCGCTCCTTGCGGAGCGCCTCGCGCCCGGCATCGCTGGCCATCCCGTCGGCGTCAACCTGCGGCTCGCCCGTCGCGGGCGGCGTCGGTGGCGTCGGCGAGGGTGCCGGCGGCTTGGGCGGATCCCCACCGGCCGGCGGGTTCGACCCGTCGCCCGGTTCGCCCTCTGCGACGACACCCGCCGCTCGAGGGGTGACGAACCCGTTGACGCCCGCGAACGGCAGCCGGTAGGCCGCGTACGCATCGCCGAACGGATAGGCGTGGGCCGGACTCGCTCCGGTCCCGGGCATCGCGCCCGCTGCTTGATTGGTCACGGGCCGGACAGTACGACCGCCGTGATGCTGTACCGGGTCAGCCGAAGACCGGCACGACCACGCAGGCGCAGTGAGCGTGGCGGTAGGCGGACCACGTCAGCTCATGCACGCCGGCGTTCTCCTGGCACGGATCGCAGGCATCGGGCTGCACGATGCCCTCCCAGCCCGACAGCGGTCCGATCTCGCGACCCTGGTGCTCGAGCTCCCGATCGCCGGCGCCCGTCAACTCGCTGTCAGCGAACCGCGACACGAGGTAGGAGCCGTACTCGAGCGCCTCGTCGGCCGACCGGCCGGCCGCGATCTGACCGAGGACCATCGGACCCCACGCGGCCATGCCGTCGCGCAGCGAGCGACCCTCGCGCGTCGTGCCGGCGATCGCGTCCTCGTCGGGATCCACCTCGAGCAGCTCGTCACGCTCCGCCAGGGCGATCGAGCGCACCGCGGCTGCGGCCGTGACAGCAACCGACGCCTGCCCTGCGGCGATGAGCGGCTCGATCAAATCGATGAAGCGGGCGAAGGATGCGTCGATCGCGGCGGGGTCGATCGTATCGCCGTAGAGGGCAATAATCCGCGTGTCGACGAGGGCCCGGATCCGCGCGACCCGCTCGCGATACCGGGCCGCGACCCGGCTAGCTGACCGGCTCGGCACGCGCGCTCGCCGGCGCGTTCGCCTGGCCGCCCGAGAGGAGCGTCAGCTGGGTCGGCGGGGCAAGCGACCCGCCCTCGAGCTCCTGCTGGGCGGCGAGCCGGCGCCAGCGCTTGATCGTCTGCTGGGTCACGCCGCGCATCCGCTCCCACAGCGCCACGTCGGGCACGCCCATCGCCCGCATCTTGAGCAGCGCGTCGATGTGTTCGCCCTCGGACTGCACCTCGGGATCGCGCCAGATCACTTCGCGCTGGCGCTGCTGCGCCCGGGCATCGTCACGCCACAGGAAGTTGAGCCGGAAGACCTCCTCGATGGACTCGCCGTCGTTGACCTGCGTGTCCAGCACGGCCGCAACCAGCGTGGCCTCGAGGGCGCGCAGGCTGTCGCCCGAGGGCGGCTGGCCCGACTGCGGGAGGAGGTTGTGGTAGGGCACCGGGCCGTTTGTGCCGATCATCCGCAGCTCGCCGTCGATGCTCTCGTAGAACGGCGCGAGCGGCGTGACGTCGAACTCGCCGAACTGGACGGGCGGCGCCTTGGACGGATCGGGGTAGTCCTCGGGGTCGGGCGGCGGTACCTGCCACAGCCGGTCGACCGCCGAGCGGAACGTCTCGATTGCCTGGCCGGTCTCCGGGTCGGTCGGGATGTCGAGACCGATGACCCAGCGCTGGCGGAACGAGGCGAACTCGGCCGCCACGAAGGCGTCCACGCGGTACTTGTTGATCGCGTCCTGGTTGGTCGCGACGGCCGCGATCTTGCTGGTGCCCTCGTTGAGCAGGTCTGGCTGATGCACGAACGGCACGATCGGCACCACGCCGGTCGGGTTGTCGATCGGCCAGTCCTCGCCGGCCGGCACGAGCCGGGACCAGCGGGCGAACGGGGTCCAGCGCGTCGAGCTGAACTCCAGGTCGCGCTGGGTCGAGCGGAACTTGTAGATCCCGTCGGGGAGGTAGACCTCGGCCTGCAGGTAGCCGTCCCCGTCAACGAACCGCTTGAGGGCAGCGACGCGCTTCCATGCCTTGCCGGGCACCGTCTCGACGACGACCTCGTCGGCGCTCTCGATCGACGCCTCGGGCTCGCCGTCCTCGTTGGGCCAGACGAGCACGTACGCACTGCCCTTCACGAGCTCCTCGCGGAACAGCTTGAGGCTCTCGGCGTCGAGGTGGTTGTCCTGCCACCAGCCCCACGCCTCATCGTCGGAGCCCGGCTCGTCGCCGTACCGGATGCCCTGGACCTGGAGCCGCTCGCGGTGCTTGTTCACGACGGTCGCCATGAAGTTGGCCGACCACGCGGGGTAGTGGGTCGCGAACTCGGCGCGCCACTTGGCGGAGGCGAGGGCGAGGTTCAGCTGGCCGTTGTAGTAGGCGTCCCAGCGGGCGAGTGGTACGGCCAGCGTGTGGCCCGACCGAGCCACGTATCCCAGGCGCACGTCGAGCCGGCGCGATAGCCGACGCAGCCACCACTCAGGCGACCCGCGCTCAGGCCCGGTCGTCGAACCGTCCAACACGAGCGGCAGGATGCCCTATGCCCCGAGCCGTACCGGGTCAGAAACCGCGCCCGACGCGCGGCTTGCGCGGCTTGCGCGGGCGCGACCGGAGCGCTTGGGCGACGGCCAGTGCGAGTGCGATGCAGGCGTCGATCCGTCCCGTCGACTTGATCTTCGAGAGGGTGAAGCCGCGGCCGTCCAAGCTTGGCTGCTCCTTGGCGTTGAGCACATGCTGGCGGAGCGCCCGGTCGCCGCCGTGGCGCAACCCGTCGCCCTTCACCACCTCGAGCAGCTGGCCGCAGATGGGCGCCATGACCTCGCGACTCTGCTGGATCGGCAGCATGGGTAGCCGCTCTTCCTTGAGCATCGTGGCCGGCGCCTCGAAGAACCGCGGGTCGTACGCGATGGCCTCGACGCGGGCGAAGGCCGCGATCTCGCGCAGGTAGCGCATGATCTCGATCACGTCGACCGGCTTGTCCTTCGCCGGGACCCACAGACGCGACCAGGCATGGAGCTTTCCGTCGGGCCGGCGCTGCACGGTCACGACTGCCGACGAATCGCGGTGGATGCCGATGTCGACCCCGACCCAGGTGGGCGCCTCAGCGAGCGCGGTCCACGGCGACACCAGCGCGTCCCAGATCGCCGCCGCGTTTGGTCCCAGCCACGACTCGACACCCTCGATGTGCTGCCCGAGGCGATACATTCGGAAGAGGCCCTCGGGCATGAGCCGCAGGTCCCGCTCGAGGGCGCTGATCCGCAGAAACCCCGCACGAATCGCGGGGTTGGCGATGTGCCAGCCCTCACGGTCGTCGATCGCGTAGCCGAGCGGCGTCGCGTACTGGTGCAGGACGAGACCCGGGATGGCGCCGCGCTCATCGATCTCACGCCGGATCTGTGCGAGCGTGCTGTCAGGCGCGGGCCCCGGATGACCGAGGCCCACGAGCAGCGAGCGCTCCCGCTTGCCCTCGGCACCCGAGATCGCGGTAAACGACTCCATCGGCTGGAACCCGATCTCGTCAACGACCGCCAGCGAGTAGTCGAGCCCGATGGCACCGCCGACATCGTGGCTGATCGGGAACAGCTCGCCGCCGTTGTAGGGCACGACCACGCGTGGCGTCGCGACCCCCGTATAGATCAGCGCGCGGTTCCGGAGCTCGGGCTCGGCCTCGATCATCTTTACGCCGACGCCGTAGATGGACCGGATCGCCTGGGTGATCGTGGTCGCGAAGATCGGTACCTGCGGCGCGCCCGTCTCCTCGTCGTCGAACGTCGCCCAGGTCGCCAGCGCACCACCGCCCGAGCTCTTGCCGTTGCCGCGACCGGTCGCGAGGATGGCCGCACTAATACCGTCGGCCAGCGACTCCTCGAGGAACTCCTTCTGAAAGGTCCCGAGCTTGATCGGGCGGCCGTGACCCTTGCCCTTTGGCAGCCGGCAGTACGTCTCCATGAACCGGATCGCCCGCCCGTGGCGGCTTAGCTTTCGCCAGCGCTTCCAGGGCGGCGTTGACGTATCAAGAGCCCGCTTCGCGGCGTTGCCCCGGCCGTCGGTTCTGTCGGTCGAGCGACCGTCTGCGAGACCTGCTGGGGCCGTCACACGACCCGGTAGCCGAGACGCCGCGGCGCGCCAGCGCCCCGTGCACTGTTACACGACCGGTGAGCGGCCCGGAGGTTGGAACGGGCGTGCGTCCCGCCGTGGACACGGGCGAGGACGTGGTCGGCGGTCAGCGGGTCGTCGAGCGAGCCGGGGCTGCCGCAGATCCAGCACAGGTGCTCCTCGTCGAGCACCTGCTGCCGCACCCGCCGGTAGCGCCCGTAATCCGGGACCGAGCGCTTTGCGGGCGTGCAGTCGTCGCACCGTGACCGCCCGAGCCCGAGGGCACGGCCACAACCGAGACAGGCAACCGTCGGACTACCCACCGGGCGCCTCCACGAGGTGACCGAGCAGCACGACCGTGCGCGGAGGCGTCACACGATCGCCCT